CGTTGACGCAGGAACCTGCGAGGTGATTTCTGAGGAGGTCGTGACGGTAACGCCGCCACCTGAGCCGCCACCGCCAGTCGTGGATGACGGCACCGACTTGGGATTGTTCAGCGAGTCGGCATGGTCTCTACGCAACTACCGAATCGGGCGCGGTGTTATATCGTCGTTTTCGTTCACGGCAGATTCGTTCGACAGGGGAGGCATCATCAAGTTCATCAACAACATGCCGCACTTAGGGGCCAGTGGCTACCTGTTCAGGGGCTGGTTCTCCGAGGAGCCTAACGGGCCCGTGCTTGACGGTGACCGTCGCTGCGAGTTCTACCACATGGACCCCAACCCGTGGAACCTGCAGTGGACGCAGAGCTTTGAGGACACCCGCTTTGACTGCAACCTCGGCTATCAGGCCAGAGAGCTTTACCTGAACGTTGCCGTGGGCTGCTGGGAAGGCAAGGGCAACGGCAGGTGTGACGTCGGCGTGCCCTATATTCGCGACTACCACGTCACGTTCTACCCAGAGTGGCAACGATGATTAGCGAGACCGAGGCCAAGGTCATCAGGATGCGCTTCGGGCTGGAGGGCATGGTGGAGCACACCCTGCAGCAGGTTGCCGAGGCCCTAGACGTCACCAAGCAGCGTGTTCACCAGATTGAGCAGGCCGCCCTCAAGAAGATGAGCAGCTCAGAGAAGCTGCACAGCTTTTGGAGGGATTATGGCGGTGATTGATTTTGATGACCTGCAGTTGCTCAGCGGATACAAGCAAGTCAGCAAGGTTGTGGACTGGCTTCGGGAAAACCAGATAAGATTTGTGACTGGCGGGGACGGGAAGCCCCGCACAACTCACGACATGCTGGAGCAAGATCTCGATGGCCAGAAAGCAAGGAAGTCTACCGCCGTACGTTTTAGCTGATAAGTACGGATATCGTCTCAAGCCCTATCTAGGCCGTGTCAACGGCAAGACGAAGTGGGGCAAAACAATCAACCTCGCACCACCCGACGCCCCCATGTCGGAGGTCTGGCGTGCGTATGAGGAAGCGATTGGGGACGATCGGCAGACTGTTGGGTGGCTCCTCGACCTGTACAAGGATAGTGACAGGTTCGGGGAGCTATCTCCCAAGTCTCAGAAGGAATATGCCAGTGCCATCGAGAAGCTCACAGGAGCCCCTGTAGGCAACGATAGGTTTGGCAGTGTCAGGCTTGATCAAGTGGATAAGCGTTCGATACGGAGCTATCTGGACACGTATCCGAGCCCCGTGGCGGCTAACCGCCATATCGCCGTGCTGAAGTCGGCATGGAACTGGGTTCTGGAGCGCCACGAGATACCTGACAACCCGTGTATAGGTGTGAAGCTCAACCGGGAGGCTCCCCGAGAGAGGTACGTCACGGATGACGAGTATGAGACGGTGCTACGGATGGCGCCGCCACCTATATCCCAGATGATGGAGCTGGCTTACTTGTTGCGAGCAAGGCTCTCAGAGGTGCAAAACCTCAAGGTTTCGGACGTTTCTGACACCCATGTCCGGCTGATACGCCTAAAGGGGTCCGAGGGAGAGCTTACGTGCCTCTCTGAGCGCCTCAGTGCCGCTGTGAGCGACGTGCGTGGCGGAGATTACATATGTCATAGGTACAGCCAGAGCGCTTTCAGGAGCGCGTGGAGACGCCTACAGGCTGCCATGCGTAAGGAGGGTATCGAGGTATTTGCCTTCCACGACCTCAAGGCCAAGGGCATCAGCGACCATCAGGACAACTTCGGAGGGCACAGAAGCCCTGCGATGCGTAAGACCTATGTGCGTGACCTGCAGGAGATCCCGGCTACCAGATAGCTTCGGGAACAAACCCCGCAAACGCGCATAGAATGGTAGTAAACTTTTCGATCTTTCCCGAAGGTTTTGGGGCGAAATCGTCACAGGTATTAGCTTTCAGAGCCACGACCCTCCGGCTGTTAATCAGTGGGTCGCTGGTTCGAGCCCAGCAGGCGGAGCCAATATCTACGCGGCTTACAAGGACGTAGGCCGGTCGAGAGTAGCCCTTTTCGGGAAAGCCTTCGGGAAACTAGAAGTCAAACAGGCCCAGCCTGTCCATCCACGTCGGTTGCTTGTCGTTGTCGTTCACGACCTTCAGGTAATCGTTTATCCCCTCATACGGCATCAGTAGCGACAGCGGCCCAGCCGCGTGTTTCACGCTATCGATGACCTCATCATTAAAGTCCGTCACGGACTCCAGCAGCGAGGACTGATTGTTCCTCTTCTTGACCACAGGCTCTTTTGTGGCGCTGTGCTGGAACACCCCACCAACCACGGCAGGAGCCGCCGCAAGGGCGGCCGTAGTAGCCAGCATCGGCACCGTGGCATTACCCATGATATTACTGCCCGTGTACTCGGGATCGAATGCGGCGTTCACAGACCTGATCTGGCTCTCATTGCCGGGGAAGATGACCGTGTGCTGACCGGCCTCCATTGTTGGAAACCTCTGCGGTGCTACGTCATCGACAACGCCCTTGGCCCCGCCTCTTCGCATAACCTCGGCAAGTACGCCGCCAGCACCCATGTATTCGCCTTCCTCAGTCTCAAAGGCTGCCTCGCCCATGTTTTCGCGAACACGTTCCCATGTGTCACCTTCCTCTATTCGGCTTACACCAGACATATCAGCGCCGTACTCATTGCCGACGGTAAATAGGTTTGCGTTTGGGTTCTCGCTGTATCTCCAGATGCCATCCATCTCCTCCAGATAGCTCATCTGCTCGTAGATTTCATCCTCCATTTCAGGGGTCAGAGTGCCGTTCTTGGCGTGATAGTCGTAGTCAAGCTCGTCTACCGCACGCTGATAGTAGTCAGGCAACTCAACCTCATCATACGTATTTAGTAAACCATCTTGCTTCACGCGGACAGGGTAGATAACGCCGTTATTTGGGCCTTTTAACTCCTTCCTTGCATCTTCACGCAAATACTCTTGTTTGCCCTCGTAATCTAAGGCTCGCCACTCATCTTCCGTAAACTTTTTGCCGCCAATAACCTTGCCGTCTGGGGTATTGCTAAAGTCATGCGCGTCAAGCCACATTTCTTCTGCGCGCCTATACAGGCGGCCGGTTAAATCTGGGCCTTCGCCAGCGTAATTCTTGCTGGAATCGTGAACACTGTCGCTAAGGTATGTACCTTGCCCCCAATCGTTGCTCGGGCTGCCCTGACCGTTGAACTCGGTGATGTCGTGCGTACTGCCGTGGTACAGCTCGTCGCCGTAGTTCTGTTCCTGCCAACGCTTCAGCCTGCTGGCCTCGTCCATAGGCAACTCGCCCGTGGCGATGCGATTCGCCACAGACTCAGGGAAGCCGACCTTCTCCTCTAGCTCCTTCGCGGCGCCAGCAGCGTCGTCGCCCCACTTCTTAAGGATTAGCTGGATAATAGATGTTGCTCCTGCCATTACAGACCCCTCTCCACCATCTCCAGTAGCCTCTCCCAAGACTCATTCTGCAGCTTGAGCAAAGCCTCCCGGTCAGCCTTATCCTGATTGATAAAACGCCTGCCAACCTTTCTTAGAACGCCGTCCGGGCTACCTGCGGCCAGTCTGGCCATGTCGCCGGCTGTCGGCTGGTCTGCACCCCTCACCTGTCCTTGCAGCGAGCCGGTCCTGTGATTAGAAAGGGTGTCGAGCTTGTTGTTCAGTATCTGCATCTCCGTGACATTCACGTTCTGCTTCCACTGGCCGTCCTTGCCCTTGGTGAATCCTGCCGACGCAAGCATCTCTGGATCCATGTCGTCGCCGTACTTCTGCACCAGATCATTGACCTGGCGCATAGCCTCTCGCAACTCAGGACCCTGCATGGTGTTGTTAGCGAGCGAGCGACTGCGGAGCGCGACCATCTCCACCGTCTTGGGATCATCCCAATCGATGTCACCCATCCCCGCCATCTTCGCAAACTTCTTATAGGGCTCTATCGCTGCCGCATATCCGTCATTCGCGGCGGCGTAGTCATCTGCATTCTTGCGCAACGTGTCATTAATGCTGGACCTAACGCCCTTGATTATCCTCTCTACCCCAGCAGACCCTCCGCTTGATGATTTGTCGTAATTGACGAGGTCTGAAAACAGTTGCTTATCATTGTGTAGGTCATAAAAGTCGGCGTAGCCATCAGAGGTGTATTTATTAATGCGCTCGTGCGCCTCCTTTAAGGCCGCCTGAGCCGCTTGCGGTATTCTTGAGTTGCTAAAATCAAGGTTCCCGTCAGCGTCTATCTTTATATTTTCTTTCGCCAGCGCACTTTGATAAGAGTCAGCGATGTCATTGGTCATGACATGCGTGCACTTTCGCGTTGAGGCAGACGATTCGATATCAGCCCCATGCTTCTGCCTGACCTGGTTTACGACGGATGCCCGCGAGGCAAGCTGGTCGCCAATCACAGATGACGGCTCAATGTCGGGCCCCTCCTGACCCGGACGCAGCGAGATATTTCGAGAGCGCCTGATCTGCTCTGCCATCAGCGCACGAGTTTCTGGAGATGCGTACTTGAGCATCTCAATCTCGGCATCAGTGAAGCCGCCCTTGTCCATTAGGAAGTTGGCGCTGTCGTCTTTAATGACCCTGTATGGGTTCGCGTCAGTGCCATCACCGATCACCTGTTGCCCGCCGGAGATCTCTTCCCTCGGATTATTTGCGATCTCGGCTTGGCGCCCATCCCTCATAACGCTACGGCGACTCGGTCCCATGCGTGTGGTGGCGATGGGTCCAGCTAATGGCCCAGCCAATCCTTCTGCCCCGGCAAATACTTCTGCCACTTCTCCGACCGTCTCAACGTAGTCGCGCCCTGCCTCTGTACGTGGCGCATAGGTCAGCATCTCGCCGCCCCGAGAGGCTCTATCAGCAACGGTCTGCACGCCCTCTTGAGTGCCGTATGTGCCGTCTGCAATAGCCTCACCCACGCCGTACAGCGTTCCGCCGACAGTGCCAAGCGCGCCGCCAGTGGCGCCGGTAAGCATTGTGCCTAAAGTCTCAAAGCCACCCAAGAACATATCCCACGGCGAGCGCTCCTCCTTCGCAGTGACCGGAGCGGCTGCAAAGGGATGATCCTCTGCCCACTGGCCGGTGGGAGCCTCTGCAGCCCTTGGCTGACCGTCCTCTTTGAAAGGTGTCCAGCCGTCCTCGGTGTATTGCAGTGGGCCATTCTCGGTGTCTGCAATATCGCCCACCTTATAGCCGCCCTGTTGCCCATCAGACGGGGCCGGAACCCAGCCGTCAGCGGTATACATTAGGGGGCCGTCTGGGGTGTCAGCGATTTGCCCAACTTGGTAATCAGCCATCCAATTATTTCCTTATAACTGCGCCGGGAGGTAGATCGTGGCCTATACTGCCGCCGCCCTGATTGCCCCGCGACCGATCGATGACTTCCTGCTTTTGCATAAAGCCCTTCTGCATGATGCTGTAGATGCGGGCAATCTCTTCTCTGGCTCGCTCTGGAGATATCCCCCTAGACGAGAGGATGGAGAGCGACTTCTCCAGCATGGCTGTCTCTTTGTCAGATATTTGACCCTGCCCCTTTAGCTTGCCTCGCGCGTCAACAGCAAGGATCGATCCTATCTTCTCTACCGTATTTCTTATAAACGTTTCTTCCTCAGAGAATCCGAACGGCTTGAACCTGTCGAGGTTGCCGTAAACGTCCTCAAATTCGCCAAGGTTGTCTGGCGTAAAGGTAACTTCGCCTGTCTCTGGGTCTGTGCCGATGGTGCCCAGGCTCTCAATGGTAGACATGGCAGAGTTCATGGTGGCCGCCTCAGCGGGGGCAGCGTTTATTTCGCCCTGCTTAAACTCACCAGCAGCCGCACCTCCAGCCCTCGCTTCTGCCTGCTGACGCAGGCCACCGATCTCGCGGTTCTTGTACATATCAAAGGCGTCATTGTATTTAACGTAGCCCTCGTCACCCATCTGGCGAACCCTTACTTCGCCCGTCTCTGGGTCCACATAGCGATTGAGTGAGTCCTGATAATGGATAACGGCACGGGTTGCGTCTGGTAGCTCGCTTTGCTGTTGGCTGTCAGGCATTCCCAGCTTCATCATACTGTCGCTGAAGCCGAGCTGTTCTAGGGCGAACATGCCCTTCATCTGATCCTGCACATTACCTGACTGCAGCATCTCAAAATAAGGCTGGGCCATGCCCATCTTGTCCTGCATGGCTTGCTGGGTCTGCATCTGCTTTTGCTTTGCAAGCATGTCGGCGTCGCCGTAGTCTGATCGACTGCCGCCGTTGTAGAGGTGCGAGAAAAGCCCGAGCCTGCTCTTGAGCTTGCCGTGGCGCTCATCCATCTGGTCTAGCATGCTCATGGGGGCGGCCTGCTGCGGCGCTTGTTGCGCGGCCTGCTCCTTCTTAAAGCTCTGCTCTGGAAATAAAAGAGGTCCCATTACCGTCTCCCGTTGCCGCCGTATGGATTAAAGCCAAAAAAGCCAGCCTGTTGCTGTGGCGTCAGGTTTCCCATCTGAGGGTTGAAGTTCATCTGTGGCGCCACCTGTCCCGGCTGTGGTTGCTGTGGTTGCTGTGGCAACTGCATGGCATCATTAATAGGCACACCGCCCTTCTGGGCATCCATGAACTCGTCACGGTCCCCGCCGCTATACAGGTGCGAGAACAGTTTGAGGCGATCCCCGAACCCGAGCCCACTGGTGTCACTGGGCTTGCCGAACGCAGAAAGCATGGGATTGCTACTCATCTGCTCTTGGCCCATCTGCATCATCGCATCGAACGCGGGAGCGATCTGCTCCATCAGGCTGTTCTGCATACCCTGCTGGGCGCCAATGGTCTGGCCCATGGTGGCGCTGGGGTTGGCCCGTTGCAAAGCGGCCATCTGGGCCGCGTTGGTGCTCGTGCTGTTGTTCTTGCTCTTCTTTCTGCTTCCCATGGCCTCAGCCCTCCATCCGTGCGAGGGCCACTTCACCGGCCCGTCCTAGCTTGCTGTAGTCAACCATCATGTACCCGCTGTCATTTGCCACAATCGCCTCTGGGTGCGTCTCAGCGACCTCCTGAGCGATCACGCCGTAGCCCATGGGCGACGACACGGCTGGGTCCTTCCAGTCCCACGTATACATGTTGATTCCGTCGATCTGCTCAACGTGCTTAATGTTCTCCTTCAGTCTGGCGTCGGAGAAGGCGCCAATGCCTGCTGCGGCAAAGCCCGGATCAATGCTCGTACTGGAAGAGCTGCCCTGACCTGTCGAGGAGCCGAAACTGTTACCGAGGTTGGCGCTTCCGTTGACGCCCATGCCCATGTTCATGCCATTCGAGAAGCCCATGTTGGTGCCCTGCGACTGGTTGAAGCTGTTGGCGTTGTTGAAGCTATTATTAAAGTTGTTGGAGCTTCCCATGCTGTTGCCCAGCACGGTCGGGCCGCCAATCGTCTGGCCGTATGCGCCCGCCATCTGTTGGCCCATCATTGCCGGGTTGAACTGGTTCATACTTCCCTGCTGGATGTTCTGCAGGTTGCCCATGGCTGCCTGCTGGTTCTGGTCTTGCATGCCAGCGAGCTGCATCTGATTGGCGATCCCTTGGTTATGAGCTTGGAAGCCCAGATTGGACATCTGATTCAGCGCGTTCTTGTCGATGTCGTCGGCCATGTTGCTGACCTGATCGCGGTAGCCAGAGGAGCCCGACATACCAGAAGCGGCTGCGCGTGCGTCTAGTCCGCCAAGGTTCTGCTGTTTGAGCAACATCGCATCGTCAGCGATCTGCCCCTTGAGTGCATCGGTGTAAGCGTTGGGGCCAACCTGACCAGCGAGCTGGGATGCGAAGCCGCCACCCATCTGGTTGCCATAGCCCTGACCAGCGGCGCCGAGGGCGTCACCTAGCTGTTGCTGTACCTCTGGCCGCATACCGTTGACGTCTGCCATGCCCTGATTGAAGGCGCCCTGAGCCTGCCCATAGACGTCCTGCAGGTAAGGCGCCTGAGCACCATATACATCCTGCGTGCTCTGGTTGAAGCTACTGCCGCCACCAGTCGATCCGCCTACGCTAGATGATCCGCCAACGGCAGAGTTCTGGCCGAAGTTGCCAGACTGGTTGACGCCGTAGTTCATGTTGATGCCAGAGCTTACGCCCTGACTGTTCTGGACATTCTGGCTACTAGAGCTTTGCTTGCTCTTACTTTTCCCGCCCATGGTTTACTCCATCTCTACTGAATAATGCGTGTCTGTGAATCCGAATTGCTTCATGTACCTGACCCAGCCCTTGCGGCCCGTGATCCTTACCCTGTCGCACATGAAGTGCCGTTTAAGCGCGTGGAACATGTCTATGACTGCTGGCATCTGGCTGTCCATGTTGACGCCGCCCGCGTAGTTAATAGCTAGCACCCTGAGGCCCGTGTCGTAGGTAATGACCTCGTAGGTCACGGCGCCGATGATGTCCTCAAGGGACTCGATGACGAAGAGGCCCTCGTTGCCTGACATGAGTGACGCCCTGAGCGTCTTGATGGTGTCCTGACCGAAGCTGGTCTCGCAGGCTGGCTCTAGGAACTCTGAGACCTCGTCCCATATAGGGGGTAAGTCCTTTGGCTCGACAATCGTCGCCCTTATGTGATCTTTTTCCATTCGCCTTCTCCTTGGCTGTTCTTAACGCACCCATAGAATCCATTCTTGCTGGGGTCTGTTCCGTCCTCGACGTATATGATGGCGCCGGGTATGCCTCGCTCCGGTATCTGGCCCGTGGTGGGCGCAACAACGAATTGAGACATAAACGCCGTCTGTATCTGGTTGAACTGCCGGTCGAGGTACGAGGCCGTGACGGCCTCGATCCCCTGAGGGACAGGCTCTGCCGCGTAGGAACTCATCGCTGGCCAGCCGGAACGAACTCAATGTCCATGCCCGTCATGTTGAAGAACGAGCCTCCCTCAGACTTGACCTCGTAGCAGTGGACCTCGCCAGTCGTCCTGACGTCGATCTTTCGGTCCTTGCCGGGCACAAACGTGCGGTAGTCACCCGCCCACTTGATTGGGCCGCCAGCCTGCTGCTGGCTTCCTACGCGGATCTGTATAGGCGCAGTGCCCTCCACCAGAGGATATATTCTGGTGATGGTCGTGTTGGCCTCGTGGCCGCCGATGGGCAGATCGGTTCGACGTATGATTGTCGGCGTGCGCTCGTAGTTGAGGCGCGGATCGACGTCGTCCCAATTAACGGCGATTGAGTCCCACGTCCCGCCAATCGTCTCCCACACCTTTCCGTCAAGGCTGGTAAA